CTGGTGTACTTGATTACACTCCAGCTCTTAACACAGACCTCAATGTAGATGACACAGGTAACACTTTCGCTGGTGTACTTAACGGTCGCTACAAAGTTTACATCGACCCATACAGTGCAAACACTGGTGCCGCTTCACAGTTCTACACTGTAGGCTACAAAGGCACAAGTGCTTATGACGCAGGTATTTTCTACTGCCCATATGTACCACTGCAAATGGTCCGTGCAATTGACCCAGGTACCTTCCAGCCAAAAATCGGCTTTAAGACTCGTTACGGTATGATTGCTAACCCATATGTAACAACAACTGCTGGCGGCGCAACTGACGGTGACACATTCACTGCCAACCGTAACCAGTACTACAGACGAGTTAAAGTTTCTAACTTGATGTAAGACTAATAAAAAGAATCCCATAAGGGACACTTTTAAAGGGAGACTTAGGTCTCCCTTTTTTTGTTTATAAATATCATTATGGATATCAAAAGCAATAAAGAATTACATGATAAGTACATAACATCTTTACCTGTCCCACATGTGGTAATAGATGACTTCCTACCCTCAGACATTGCCCTACAGCTCTATCAGGAGTCCTGTACAGTGCCTGACGAACATTGGACTACATTTACTCGTAATAATAGTCTAATGAAAGAGTGTATCAAACTTAATCAGATGCCCGTAGCATCTAAGTTTGTTAACTACATGCACAGCAATAAAGGCATACAATGGCTTGAGGAGTTAACAGGCATTAAGGGTATTATAAGTGACCCGTTTATTGTGGGTGCAGGTTACTCAAAAAGCTGGAAAGGTGATAGTCTAAAAGTACATACAGACTTTAATTGGAATGACCAACTTAAGGTTCACCGTGTTGCATCATTAATCATATATCTCACACCTGATTGGAAGCCTGAATATAAAGGTGCATTTGAGTTCTGGGATTTTAAAAAGACGAAATGTGTTAAGAGTGTAGATTGTTTATTTAATAGAGCTATTATATGGAACTATCACAAAAAAGGATTTCATGGATATCCTGAACCATTACAATGCCCAGATGATATGCATCGCACTACATTTAGATTAATGTTCTATGTTAGCAATTCTACATATCTAGATAATGATAGACCCCACCGAAGTCTTTATTGGTATGATAGAGATATAAATGAACCATATGATATTCCTACTAAGGATTGATAATGGCTATAAGAATATTTACATCTTTCAAAGATGTTACAATGATAAAGTCAGAAGAAATATCTAAATACGATAGGGATAATATAAAGGCAGGCGACAAGGTATATTTTTGGTATGACCAGTTGGATAGAGTTGTTCGACAAATGCCTTTTGATAATTTTATAAATGAGCATCATGCACTAGTACTTAAAAATCAACCAGGGGCATCTAAGTTAGTAATATGTTTTCATGGTGATTATTTTAATAAAGTAGACTTACATGAGTTTTCAAATAAAATAATTAAACTAGGATTACAGCGGTCCAGAAATATTTTGTTCATTGCTGTAGATGAATCTTTTAAAGACTTTGCCAAAAAACACTTCAACGAAACAAACATCCCGCATGTCGAATGTGTAACATTACCTTATATGATATTATCTACACCTGAAAGAAACTTGAATATAGACATAACAAAAAAATTCAGTATTTTTAGTAGAAACTATCGAGGTGAAAGACTTCTGTTGTATTACAATCTACATAAGAAAAATCTACTAAGATATGCAAATTACTCCTTTCATTATAGATTTCCATATGGTACAAAAGAAGAGGCACTAGTATCTAAAAATAAGATGTATGGATTGCTACGGGAATATATGAATAGGCAACCTATAGATATAAACTCTATTGATTGGTCAGAACTTAATACCTGGGTGGATAACGGACCATATGAATTGCCTGATGTATATGGAGTTTCGGGTGAAACAGAAGAAAAAAAAGATGCCGCGAACTTTAGTAATAAGTGGTCACCTATAGTGGAAAATAATATTAGGGACAGTTACTTCAATGTAGTAGTTGAATCCCATTACGAACACACTAATCCTGGATTTAGATATGACTCCAAATATTCGTACTTAGAGTTTTCACCAACCTTTATAACTGAAAAAACATATAAAGCAATCATGTGTCAAAGGCCTTTCATATTGTACGCAGGTGCGTATGGGTTGAGACAATTAAGAAAGATGGGATTTAAAACATTTGCACCGTATATCAATGAGGAATATGATGAATGTCGAGATGACATTGAAAGGATGCGTATGGTAGCAGATGAAATTGAAAGGTTATGCAATCTACCTGATGATGAGCTCAAAGATCTTTTTTATAACCATCTATTCCCCGTGGCAATATACAATCAAACAGTATTAAAAAAATATCAAAATCAGTTTACAGCAAAAAAATGGTTCCCAGAAATAGATTCATATTTCAGATACACTGCTAATCTGGATGATATCATACAAAAAGAACTTTATAAATAGTCGTATAGGAGATAATATATGGCTTATAATCCAATAACAAATGTAGCAGAGGCAGGTTCATCAGGTGCAAACAACCCATCTGAACTTGATTATCTTCGCCCTAATGGATTTAAATTCCAAATCCATAATATCCCCAATGTGTCGTTTTTTTGCCAAGCGGCAAACATTCCTCAAATGTCACTTGGTCAACAAGAAGCACAGACACCTCTATCTAACCTATACTTCCCAGGTGAGAAGTTAGCTTTCGGTGAATTGGTTATCCGATTCTTAGTACAAGAAGATATGGCTAATTACAAAGAGTTATATGATTGGATGGTTGGTTTAGGTTCGCCTGAAAACCATAAACAGTTTTCTGATTATGTTGACGGACAAAGATTTAGGTTTCCCAACCAAAATTCTAAAACTAAAGACTTAGGTCAATTTAGTGATGCTACACTATTTGTGTTGGACTCAAACAATAATCCAAATGTAAAGTTTACATTTAAAGATGTGTTTCCCATCAGCCTGGAAGGATTAGATTTTGATATTAGTAGCGGTGACCAAAACTACTTTGTGGGTGTAGCGGCATTTAGGTACCGGTTATTTAATATCGAAACGGTAACCTAATGAAACCAAATTTATTATGTGTAGGTAATGTGAAAGCTGGCTCAACATCACTTAATGAGACCTTAAATCAACACTCTCAAATTTTTATGGCTAAAGAAAAAGAGATACACTTCTTTGACTTCAATTATGATAAGGGATTTGATTGGTATGAAAGTCACTTTAAACAGCATACCAATGAATTGATTGTAGGTGAAACCACTCCAAACTATATGTATCGAGATATATTTTTAGATCGTATCTATAATTATGCAGACGACTTAAAAATTATAGTCCTTATAAGGAACCCAATAGAAAGAGCGTTATCACATCACAATATGTTTTATCTAGGAGGAGTGGATAAATATACAACTATTACAGAATCTAATATGTTTAATTGGTATATGGAAAAATCACTATGTTATGATAGGATTAAACAACTAGAGGACCGGTATGATGTACTATGTGTTCAGACAGAGAAATTAGATCAAAGCTATAATATGATACAAAAATGGTTAGGGGTGGATAATGAGAATTTAATACCGGTTCGTGCTATGGTGGCACCATCTAAATTGGACATAGATATAGAGACAAAGAAAACATTATTACCTTTCTTTAAAGATGAAATAGAAAACCTAGAAGAACATTTGGGATGGGATTTAAAAAATTACAAAACGGTCACATAGTTCTTGACTTTTGTACCGTTTGTTGCTATAGTATGTATAAATAAACACCTTGATATGAGTATAGTATGATTACATTGAAAGAATTACAGGACATGTGGGCAGTCGATTGCAAGATTGACGAGCTTAATCTGGGTAGTGAGAGTACTAAGATACCCGAACTACATTCCAAATATCTTACGCACATGAGTAATGTGCGATTGCAACTTCGCAAGTCAGAAGCATCCCTACTAAAATTACGGCGCATCAAGGTTCAATATTTCCGCGGAGAACTCTCTAAGCAAGAGTTAGATGCTTTAGGCTGGGAGCAATGGTTAGGTCCTAAAATGTTAAAGCAGGATATGAATGATACATTAGATTCAGACGATGACATCATTGAGCAAACAAACAAAGTAGAATACATTCGCACTATTGCAGATTTCTTAGAGCGGGTTATGCGATACTTAAACAGCCGTACATGGGATATTAAAAACTCCATCGAATGGACAAAGTTTACTAACGGGCTAATGTAATGATAACGGTTACTAAAAAAGATGAAGTAAATTTAATTGTTGATTGTGAGATTAGTATCGCACAAGAGATCAATGACTTCTTCACCTTTGAAGTACCCGGTGCAAAATTTATGCCTGCCTATAAGTCTCGCATGTGGGATGGTAAAGCTAGGCTATTTAATATTTACGCAAAGGAATTGCCTGTAGGACTTTTGTCGTATTTAAAAGAGTTTGCTGAACAGTTAGAGTATAAAATTGTTATAAATATCTCGGACATAGGACACCCTGTGTCTATCCCATACATAACAAACTTTACGCAGGAGTTAAAACTAACCTCTAATGAAAAACCTATTGACGCCAGAGAGTATCAAATTGAAGCAATCACACAAGGAATTAATAATGGCAGGAGTCTACTTCTTAGTCCCACTGCTTCAGGCAAGTCTCTCATTATTTATTCCCTGGTTCGTTATTATCAACACTTAGGAAAAAAACAGCTACTTATAGTACCAACCACATCATTGGTTGAACAGATGTATGGTGATTTTGCCGACTATGCATCTAGAGATTCTTGGAAAGCATCAGAAAATTGTCATCGCATTTATGGTGGTAAGGAAAAGTCAAACGATTTCCCTATCACTATATCGACATGGCAATCAATTTACAAGTTTCCTAAAAAATGGTTTGACAAGTTTGATGTGGTGTATGGAGATGAGGCGCATTTATTTAAGGCAAAGTCACTTACTTCAATTCTAAATAAGTGTGTTAATGCGCCTTATCGTTTTGGTACTACAGGTACCTTGGATGGAACAAAGACTCACAAACTTGTTTTGGAGGGGTGCTTTGGACCTGTATATAAAGTAACCACAACAAAGAAACTTATGGATGACGGGGCACTTGCTGACCTTAAGGTAACCTGTCTACTTCTTGATTATTCAGATGAAGATAAAAAGTCCGTAAAAGATATGAACTATCAAGAGGAGATGGACTTTCTTGTCTCCCATCCTAAGCGCAATTCAATCCTCCGCAATCTTTCAGTAACACAAAAGGGTAACACATTAGTACTTTTCCAGTATGTTGAAAAACATGGTGAAGTATTGTTTGATATGATTAAACGAAAAGTAGATGATGGGCGTCCAGTATATTTTGTATACGGCGGTACTGAAACTGACCAGCGAGAACAGATTCGTGCATTGACTGAAAAGGCAGACAACGCTATCATTGTCGCCTCATATGGAACATTCTCAACAGGCATAAATATAAGGAACTTACATAATGTTGTGTTTGCTTCACCATCAAAAAGCAGAATACGAAACCTGCAAAGTATAGGTAGGGGCTTGCGTAAGGGTGACAGTAAAACAGCTTGTAATTTATTTGATGTTGGTGATGACTTAACTTGGAAGTCTAAGAAAAATTATACTTTGAATCATATGGTTGAAAGAATTAAATTATATAATGAAGAAGGGTTTAAATATAAACTCGTAAGGTTGTCTACATATGAAAATTGAAATACCAACTGTTATTAAATTTGATAATGGTGATATAGTCATTGCATTGCTTGATGAAGAAACTGATATTGAGTCTCAAGGTTTTATTGATTTGTTATTCCCTATTAAGGTTGTGAGTGACCTGGTACCTCAAGGTCAACAAATAGTAGAAAAGTTTTCACTTCAACCTTGGATTGCCTTGTCAGATGAAATTGCTTTTCGTATCAGTACCAAAAGTATTACAATGATAACTCCTCTAAGAGAAGATTATGAGGCAGGGTATAAAAGAATGGTAGAAAACTTCTTTACAGAATTAAATGAAGATGATACTATAAAGGATAATGAGGAAACAATGTTTGAATATATGGAAGCATTAAAACATAATAAGATTAATTAAGTTATTATTCCTTCAAACGCTACAGAGCGAGTATAACGAATTAATTGGACATTGTCAAGAACTATTTTAATATGGAGTACCAAAAAGTGAAACAAGTAAAGAAAAATGCACATTACATTGATAACAAGGAATTTCTCAAAGCCATTTCAGAATACCGAGAGAAGCGGCTTGAAGCCGAAGCGGCGGGTGAACCTAAACCGAGAGTAACAAATTACTTAGGTGAGTGTATGGTTAAGATTGCCAATCACTTAGCATACAAAGCAAACTTTGTGAATTACACTTTCCGCGATGAAATGATTTTAGATGGGATTGAAAATTGTATTACATACATTGACAATTTCGATCCAGAGAAATCTAAAAATCCTTTTGCATATTTTACTCAGATTACATACTATGCTTTCCTGCGTAGAATCCAAAAAGAAAAGAAACAACTAGATACCAAATATAAGTACATCCAGAGTTTGGACATGCAAACATTAATGATGTCGGAAGAAGGCAATGAAGGTTCAGGTGAATTTCTTGAATATATGCGTAAACAGATTGACGAAGCCGCAACATTGGATAGAGACCATTCTGAACAAAAAGCAAATGTAATTAAACGCCGTCCGAAATATCTTGATGATAAGGCTGCTTTAGAACTTGCTAAAGAAAAGGTAGACGGCATGAAAGAGTTGGATGATTGATATGCATGAGTACAGATGTAAAATTTTGAGAGTAGTTGATGGCGACACTGTAGATGTGGATATTGATTTAGGTTTTGGTGTATGGCTAAAAAAACAGCGTATCAGATTATATGGTATTGACACACCTGAAAGCCGTACTCGTGATAAAGAAGAAAAGGTATATGGTCTTAAAGCCAAAGCCTTCCTTAAGGACCAACTTAAAAATGGTGCAACTCTTAAAACATATAAGGATGGTAAGGGTAAGTTTGGTCGTATTCTAGGTGAGTTTATTGTGGAATCAGAAGGGTATGATGGTACAATGACGGTAGTCCATAATGTTAACAAACGCATGATTGAAAAACACCATGCCGTAGCTTACTTTGGTCAGTCTAAAGAAGCCATTGCCGAGGAGCATATTAAAAATCGCCTTTTGGTAGAATAGTACTTGACATCTCTTTAACTTTTGTGTATAGTTTACATTATGAATATTAAATACTCTGAAATTTTTTATAGCTTCCAAGGTGAAGCTGAACTTGCCGGCAAGCCATCTGTGTGGTTACGCTTCTTTGGTTGTAACCTTGAATGTAATGGCTTTGGTCAAGATAACCCTGCCGATGAATCCTCATGGGAACTTCCCTTTAAGGATGCAGACTTGTCACTCATTAAAACAGTAGAAGAACTTCCTGTTTTTAGTAAGGGGTGTGATTCATCTTACTCCTGGTCAAATCGCTACAAACACTTATGTCCTTCCGAATCTGTAGAGGAAGTATGTGATAAGATTGAAGCACAACTACCCAATGGTAGATTTGTACAGGATGAACATTCTCCTGGTGCAACTGATACAATGCTTTGTTTTACAGGTGGTGAACCTATGCTACGGCAAAAACATATGCAAGCAATTGTTGAGGAGTTTATTAAACGGGGTAACTGTCCTAAAACTGTAACTGTAGAAACAAATGGCACTAAGCCCATAACTGGTGCATTTAAGGATTGGTTATCGCTTATCACTTATGAGTTGGACATGAGATGGCATTGGGCAATCAGTCCTAAACTTCTTCATACAGCAGGGGAAAAAGATGCAGTTATTCCCGATGTTATTGTAGGTTATGCAGATGCTTGTTCTAGAGTTACAACTATTCTAAAGTTTGTTTGTAACGGATCAGATGCATCTTGGAATGAAATTGATGAGGCATTAAAAAATACTAGTTTAGAGTTTGCAGATATTTCTGATGTAGTATCTTTTCCCGATGTTTGGATTATGCCTGTAGGCGCTACTAAAGAACAACAAGAAAGTGTTGTTGATATTGTAATGGAAACAATGCGGCGAGGGTACAAGGTAGCAACTCGTAATCACGCATATGTATTTGGAAATCAGATAGGAACTTAATTATGAAATATTCTATGGAATACCCCCATCTTCCTCAACCGCAATATGAATATGATATTACATACAATTTAGGTAATCCGCAAATTGAATTATCTTGGAAGAATATTAATCGTATTGTAGATAAAATTGAAGCTCAAGTACGAGACAAAGGTTATACCGCTGTAGTAGGGCTTGCTCGAGGGGGTGTTGTACCTGCTATTATGTTGAGTCACCGATTAGGAATAAAGTTTGAATCGGTCACATGGCAAACACGGGATGGCGGGTTTCAGGAGATAGGTCGTCTAAATAATATCGTTAACCGAGAAAAGGTTTTAATTGTAGATGATATTTGTGACTCTGGGTTAACACTAACACAAGTAAAAGCAAATCATCCAGATGCAGATGTTGCTGTGTTAGTGACCAAAGTGGACACAAAACTAGTTGACTTTGTAGGTGAGACATATTATAATGATAATCGTTGGGTAGTATTTCCTTGGGAGTAGATATGAAAATAAGTGACAAAATTAAACAGCGTCTTGAATTGGACGCATATCGGTATCATGCCGCGGATAATATTAGTCAGTATATACATGAGGGAGAACATACTCTTTTAATTGATGAAGTATCTGAAAAATTTGAGGCTGTATTACAGAGTCTTGTAATTGATACTGAGGATGATCCTAATAGTAATGGAACTGCTCGTCGTCTTGCTAAGATGTATATTAATGAAATTATGGGTGGTCGTTATTATCCTAGTCCTAAAGTAACATCATTTCCTAATGATGGGCAGTATGACCAACTAATAGTCGTTCGTTCTGATATTAAGTCGATGTGTTCTCATCATCACCAACCCGTAACAGGTATTTGTTATATCGCCTGTATGCCGGGTGAGAATCTTATTGGGCTGTCTAAGTACACCCGAATCGCACAACACCTTGCATCTCGTGGACACTTACAAGAAGAACTAACAGAAATGATTGCTAGTGAGATTGAGCGTCTTACACATTCACCTGCTGTTGGTGTTTACATTAGAGCAAGACACGGGTGTTGTGAAAACCGTGGCATTCGTTCATCTAACAGTGCCACACAAACTACTGTTCTTAAGGGTGCATTAAAAAATGACCCTGCTCTAAAGAACGAGTTCATGCACAATATTCAAATACAGGAGAATTTGTGTAATGGATAATCAGAAGCAGGTAATGGTTGACATTGAAACTCTTAGTGTTCGTCCATATGCCTCTATCCTCTCAATTGGTGCCGTATCTTTTAATGTAGAACAAGGCGTGCTTGACACATTCTATGTAAATGTAGATGCCAATTCTTGCAAGGACGCAGGACTTCATATCTCCAAGGATACTGTGGAGTGGTGGAGTAAACAAAGCAAGGAGGCTAGACAGGCTTTAACAGTCAATCCGTTACCTGTTACTGATGCACTACAGAAATTTGCCGATTGGTTTGGCAATGATAAGAAAACTGTAATCTGGGGTAATGGTTCTGCTTTTGACATTTCTATTCTGGAGTCTGCATATTGGAACACGGGGCTTACTATTCCCTGGTCGCCTTGGAAAGTACAGTGTTATAGAACGGTTCTAAATCTTGTAGGTGTAAACAATAGTGCCATCCGTAAAGCCGAGAACGATACACATCACAATGCACTAGATGATGCTATGAGCCAAACTGGAACTCTATTAAAGATCTTGAGGAATTAAATGTCATATCCATATACTAAAAATCTAAGACATTTCACTGATTTGAGACCTGTGCCGGCAATGAACAAGTTACACATTGAAGGGCAGGACCATCATGGTAAAAAAACGGTCACAAATGTTCTTGACTTTGATGCCGCAAATCTATATAATTTACTTAATGAGGTTTACAATTTAGGTAAATCAGATAAAGCAAATGAAATTAGAAAGGCATTAGAACTATGAACATTTTTTACTTGCATGAGAAGCCCGAAACTTGCGCTCAACTACATTGTGACAAGCATGTGGTTAAGATGATTATTGAGTATGCACAGTTGATGTCTACGGCACATCGTGTACTAGACGGTGACCTTTACAATGACAAGACTAAAAATGGTCGCAATATTAAACGGTGGCGCCTTAGTAGTGACAATGCCGAGTCTGTAATTTACAAAGCATCCCACATTAATCATCCTTCAGGTATTTGGACTCGTGCAACGGATGAAAATTACAAATGGCTTTATGCGCTGTGGCTAGAATTGTGTAAAGAATACACACACCGTTATGGTAAGAAACATCTTACACAGGAAAAACTAGAGCATATACTATGTAACACTCCTACTAACATTCCCTCTGGTCCTCTTACGGAAGTCCCACAGGCGATGCCCGATGATGTTAAGACAACAGATCCTATTAAGGCATATAAATCTTATTATCGTCAATACAAACAGGCGTTTGCTAAATGGACAAACCGCCAGACACCAGAGTTTATGTTATGTCCCACACACTAGAATATGTAGTATCAGGCACAAGTTATATGCGTCTTAGCAATCCTCAGGTATCCAAGTCACCTGAGAATGTTGCTATGATTAATGACTTGTTCACAAAATTTGTACACAACCAGAAGGGACATACTTTTTCTGCTCTATACAATGCATATCAAGAGTCCAGTTTCGGTGAGAGATTTCAGCCGTATAAAAGTGCAATTAAAAATATACATGCAGACTCAGGTGGTTTGCAGATTGTTACTCTAGGCAAAACTATCACTGAGGAACTTAAAGATAAAATCTATGAAAATCAGGCTAAGTGGTCTGATGTAGGTATGTGCTTTGATGAGATTCCGGTTGTGTTGACTGATGGTAAGTCCGACAGAAATGATGTTAATGCAAGGTATTTTGACTTTGATAATTATGAGGAAATGGCTCGTAAGACAGGTCGAAATATTAAACGACAATTAGAAATTTTTGAGAAAAACAATAGCACTTGTAAACCCTTTGCAATTTTACAAGGAAATTGTTATGACACTTATATGACCTGGTCAGAGCAATTGTTATCTGAGGTGCCTCAGGGCTGGCACGAGCGCATTGGTGGCATAGCAATGGGTGCGGCCGCACTAGGTACAGGTCCGCTAGAGGATGTTAAACGAGCATTTATTGCTAGTCAGATTCCTTTGCGTAACAAACAAGGTAAACTACACTTACACATTCTAGGGGTAGGTTCTATTCGTAGACTTATTCCTTATCTTATCTTTTGTCAGAATGGATTGTACGACCACATCGAAATCTCATATGATAGTACAACACATAGTCGAGCGGCAGAGACAGGGCTATACTTTATGGGCGATAAAACTATTAAGTATGGCAGAGAGTGGTCAGACTTGTATCAGACTTTTTATGATGACATCGAAAAGACTGAGCCAGTAGGGTGTAGCATAAAGGACTTTTATGCTATTCTAAACTCAGGTTCAGAAAAATGGAAAGAGTCTGGTGGGGATTTTCACATGTGGCTTAGAGTAAGATACTTGTTTGTGTTGTCTAGTATTCGTAATTTTATGCATCGGGTTGACCAATTGATGAATGACCCAGAAGAAATTTTACGCTTTACGGGCAAACTGAAACTTGAACATCAATTTAGAAACCTGTATAATGTAAAGACAGTCGAGGATTTTAAGCGATGGGAAAGCGACCAATACTTAGGGGGTAGCATGAAGTCGATGGCTGTTAAGAGTCAGGCACCTGCAACATTGGAAGGATTATTTGGATGAGAAAAAACTTAATTAAAGTTAGCTTTCAAAAAGAGGGTATACATCAGTATCCCGCGGCTAAAGATTTAAAGGGTGTAGAGTTTTTACAATACCCACATCGACACATGTTTCATTTTTATGTTACACTAGAAGTATTCCATGATGATAGGGATGTAGAGTTTATTCTGTTTAAGCGTGAACTTGAAAATTTATTTGAGGATGGTACAATGCAAGCAAACCATAAATCATGTGAGATGCTTGCAAACGATTTGTTAGATTATGTAGAAGTAAACTATCCTAATCGTGGGTGTAAAGTTGAGGTATATGAGGATGATGAGAATGGTGGAATTGTTTACAACGAGCTTTATTAAATTCTTTAAAACCGAGGATAAGGTTGAAGTTCGTTGTATTTGGGACTTGGAGAATGAAGGATGATTTACTTAGTTGATCTTGAGTATGTAGAGTCTCGTTACACATCACAATGGAAAACAGAATTTCCTGCGCTTTTTAAGTGGCATGGTCTTGATGTGAAAGTCATTGAAGGTCCTGCTGATATTGCCGCATGTACTACACCAGGTGCGTTTCTTAACTTCTCAGGTACAAATGTATATAAAGCAGAGCAAGTAAAAAGAATTGCCAACCTCTTTACATCTAATGATATTAAAGATGGTGACCAGTTTGTATTTGCGGATGCATGGCACCCTGGTGTAATTAATCTTAAATATATGGCAGAACTATTAGGCATTAAGATTAAAATTCATGGTCTTTGGCATGCAGGTAGTTATGACTCTCAAGATTTTCTTGGTCGATTGATAGGCAATGCTGGATGGGTAAGACATGCTGAAAAAAGTATGTTTGAATGTTATGATTATAATTGGTTTGCTTCTGACTTTCACATTGATTTGTTTATAGAGGAAATGCTTGATACAGATAAAAGAACTGGGCGTATTCGTTATATGGATACTGCAAAAGGTAAAATCTCAAAAACTGGTTGGCCTATGGATTATCTGCACAATGAGATCTCTTGCGATAAAGTAGGAACAAATAAAGATGATATAATTTTGTTCCCACATCGTATTGCACCTGAAAAACAACCAGAGATTTTTGAGGACTTAGCAAACGAACTACCTGAATATCAATTTATCTTTTGTCAAAAAATGAATCTGTCTAAGAAAGAATATCATGCATTACTTGGTAAGGCAAAAATGGTATTCTCTGCTAACACGCAGGAAACATTGGGCATTGGTTGTTTCGAGGCTTTATGTGCAAATGCAATTCCATTAGTCCCAGATAGATTATCATATACTGAGATGTACTATTCAGAGTTTAAGTATGACAGTGAATGGACTGAGAGTATGGATAGTTACATGAAACACAAGGAAAAACTTATTAGCCGTATTCGTAATTTAATGAGTAATTATAGTACAGATGCTGTACAAAGTGTAATAAATACAAATAGAGAATTTTTAGAATGTGATTATTTTTCTGCTGAAAGTCTAGTAGAAAAAATTAAAGAGGTGATGTAATGTATTATTCAACAAAGACTTATGGACACGAACGCGGCTTATCTTGTGCGTTTAGACAACCCCTAGCTAGTCATTCACACTGTAGTCTTATTCATGGTTACAGTCTCGCTTTCAGTTTTAAATTTGCCGCTAGAAACCTAGATGATAAAAACTGGGTAGTAGACTTTGGCGGTCTTAAGGATCTCAAAAATTGGCTAGAGAAAATGTTTGACCACACATTGGCTGTGGATAAAGATGATGTTAATCTCAAAGATTTTCTAGAGTTAGAAGAAAAGGGCTTGGCTGTTGTTCGTGTTATGAATGGTGTCGGGTGTGAGAAATTTGCCGAACATGCTTTCTGGTTTGCTGATGAGTTAGTCAAGACAATGACTGATGGTAGATGTCGTTGTGTTTATGCTGAGTGTAGGGAACATGGCGCAAACTCAGGCATTTATGAACCAGAGGTAATTGAAATTTGAAAATCGCTTTAATTACTGATACACACTACGGGGCTCGGTCGGATTCAATTCCTTTCGATAACTTCTTTGAGAAGTTCTATTCGCAATGTTTTTTTCCTGAGTTGGAAAAACGACAGATTAAAACTGTAATGCATCTCGGTGATATTTTTGACCGCAGAAAGTATATTAACTTTAACACTTTAAAAAAATGTAAAGAGTATTTCTTTGACAAGGCGCAGGCTCTAGATATTGAAATGCATATGATTACAGGTAATCACGATACATACTTTAAAAACACAAATGATGTAAATGCACCAGAACTACTCTTGCAAGATTATGATAATGTGACTGTTTATTCGGAAGTTACAGAACTGACCTTTGAGGGTAGGAGCATATTATTTACTCCTTGGATTTGTTCAGATAATTATAAAACAACAATGGAGGCAATTGATGCAACAGACGCTAAGGTATGTTTTGGACACTATGAATTGGCTGGTTTCCAAATGTACAAAGGTCATGCGAACGACCACGGAATGGACGCTAATATCTTTAACAAGTTTGATTTGGTATGTAGCGGTCACTTTCATCATAGGAGTTCCCGTGGTAATATTACTTACCTTGGTAATCCTTATGAGATTACTTGGAGCGATTATGATGACCCTAGAGGATTTCACATCTATGATACAGAAACAAACGAACTTGAGTTTATTCAAAACCCATTTAGCATCTTTCACAAATTTTATTATGACGACACAAACGATTCTTTTAGAACAAGTCTTTCTTCTTTTGACTTTACTAGTATTGCGGCTGGTTGCGTAAAGGTTGTTGTTGTTAAGAAAACGGACTTCTCGATGTTTGACAAGTTCATTGATAACTTGTATAATTGCAACTTAGTCGAACTAAAAATCATCGAGGATTTCTCAGAGTTTGAAGATGAGGCAATCGGCGAAGAAAACATAAACCTTGAGGATACAATTACATTGCTTAATGAGTATGTTGACAACATCGAAACAGAGTTAGATAAGAATACTTTGAAAAGCACATTGCAATCTCTCTATGTAGAAGCGCAGAACGCATAATGATTAATTTTCAAAAACTACGCTGGAAGAACTTTCTTTCTACGGGCAATGCATTTTCGGAAATAGACTTTACTCGCAGTCCTAGCACACTTGTTGTGGGTGACAATGGCGCAGGTAAGTCTACATTCCTAGATGCACTATGTTATGGATTGTTTAACAAACCCTTTCGCAATATTACAAAGCCTCAACTTATTAATTCTATCAACGGTAAAGATTTGGTTGTAGAGGTAGAGTTTAGTATTGGTAAAAAGAATTATATGGTTCGCCGAGGTAGCAAGCCTAGTATTTTTGAAATTTATTGTGATGATGTTAAACTTGACCAGGACGCGGCTGTCAGAGATACGCAGAAGTATTTAGAGGAAGCAATTCTTAAATTAAACTATAAGTCTTTCACACAAATTGTTATTCTCGGCAGTGCATCTTTTACCCCCTTTATGCAACTTCCTTTAGGTCAGCGTAGAGAAATTATTGAGGACATTCTAGACATTCAAATCTTTACTGTTATGAATACAGTATTGAAAGATAAACAAAATGTATTGAAGGAAACAATTCGTGATATTGAAACTGAGGTTGAGGTAGCTAAACAAAAAGCAACCTTGCAGAAACAATATATAGATACACTAGAAGAAAATAAAGCAAACAAAATTTCTGAAATCGAAGGAGAGATTAATGTCCTACAGTCAACGATTGAGACAGATGAAAAGAACACAAATGAGCTCGCAAAACAGAAGGAGGGTCTTGGCTCTCCAGAAACTAGAAGAAGAAAACTTGAAGGATACCGAGACAAATTTACCTCTCAAGTCTCAAAAATTAGAAAAGAGTTAGACTTTTATGCGGACCACGATGATTGTCCAACCTGTAAGCAGGATATACCCCATGACTTTAAGGAAGAGATACAACAGGAAAAGTTGGATAAAATCTCAGAAATCGAAAAAGCATCCTCACAAATGGATGCCGAGTTCTCGGAGTTGGATCGCTTAATCGAGGAATACACTAAATTAGATACTGAAATAATGAGTATTAATAATGACATTATTTCTAATCAAAGGTTTTTGCAACGCCTATACGCGGAGTTGGGTGAAGCAAAAAACAATGTTGCTAACATTGACGATGAAAAAAGTAAACTGAAAGAGCTGGCTAAAATAGTAACAGCAAAAAATACAGTAAAGTCGGAAAAGAATGAAGAGCAACATTATCTTACTGCATGTGCGGCACTGCTCAAGGATACCGGTATTAAAACTCGTATCATTAAACAGTACCTACCTGCTATAAATAAGTTAGTAAACAAATACCTTGCGGCAATGGATTTCTTTGTTCAGTTTAATTTGGATGAGAAGTTTAATGAAACAATTAAGTCTAGGCATAGAGACAACTTCTCATATGCTAGTTTCAGTGAAGGTGAAAAACAGCGTATTGATTTAGCACTGTTATTTACCTGGCGTACAATTGCTAAGATGAAGAATAGCGCGGCTACAAACTTGCTTATTCTTGATGAGGTATTTGATAGTAGTTTAGATAACAATGGCACAGACTATGTTATGACACTACTAAATACTATTGGTGATGATGCAAATGTATTTGTAATATCCCATAAGGGTGACCAACTTTTTGACAAGTTTAGAAGTGTTATTAAGTTTGAAAAGAAACAAAATTATTCAGTGATGAGATAAAATGGATTTAGATAATTTAGAACTACTTGACTTTGGTAATGAAGCGCTCAAAACTCCTCCTAAGTTTTTCAACTTTGAGGAACATGATGCTAAAGAAGTGTGTGAAGCACTATTTAAAAAGCAACATGAATTGAAGGGTATCGGATTATCTGCAAACCAAGTTGGTTTGGATATGCGAGTGTTTGTGTTTGGTGATGGTACACCAGAAGGATTGACTCGTTATATTATTAATCCAGAAGTTATTGATGTGGGTCAAGAAACTGATGTTATGAAAGAGGGCTGTCTAAGTATACCGGGAGTATATTTAATGGTAAGACGGCCTACAAGTGTAACTGCATCTTATCAGGATATTACAGGTAATAATGTAACTGAAACTTTTACTAACCTGGCTGCAAGAGTATTCCTACATGAATACGACCATATGCTAGGACAAAACTTTACACAACGAGTGTCCAAATTGAAATTAGATAGAGCTATTAAAGCGGTGAGAAAAAAGGTTGAAAAAAACACTCGCAAACAAGGAGTATTTAATGGCTGACGATTTCGATTTTGGATTTACTATTGTTGATAGTGATGACTTAGAAACACAACCTCAACAACCTATCCAAGCAACTGTACCAGACGATTTCAAAGATGAGATCCTGGCTAAACTGTACGACATAGAAAATAGAATTTTGTCCTCGGACAATTCAGGTATGATTAATGAACATCGTTCTCTTGTGGAACAAGATGTCGCACAGAAATTGCGTGATGTTGAAGATTTAATCCTACCGCTTTTGCTAAACCTTAAGAAAAATCCTGAAAAGGATATGATTCATTGGCCTAATCGAACGGCTATCATTGACAAACAAATTGAAAAAATAAAGGCGGTAACAAGATATTATGAGCGAATCCAATAATACAACAGCAACAAAGGGATATGTTAACCAGCCTTTAGGGCAAGTACATCATTTCTATATCTCAGGTGAAATTACTGAGGCAGAAAATTATACCGAATGGTTTAGTATTATGCGAGCCGCCGGTCCAATGGATATTATATACATTCATTTAAATTCTGAAGGTGGTGATGCATTTACTACAATTCAGATGATGAGAGCTCTCAATGAATCTGAGGCTAAGGTCATTACTTCTGCTGAGGGTATGGTTGCATCGGCAGCCACAATGATTTTCCTCTGTGGAGACCAGTGTGAGATCTCGGACCATTCGGTATTCATGTTTCATACCTTCTCCTCATTCTCATATGGTAAGAGCAGTGAGATGCAAGCGCAGGTCAAACTTGAGGCTTCATGGGGTGAGAAACTAGTCAAATCTGTGTATGGAGGATTCCTTACAGATGCTGAAATGGCGTCACTTTTGGACGGAAAAGACTACTGGATGGAAGCCGAAGATGTGCTGGAACGGCTAAAAAATAAAAAACTTGTTGAAGAACAAGGACCTACAGCACCTAAAAAAGGTACAAGAAAACGAAAATAGTGCTTGACTTCCGTGTGAAAAGAGTCCATAATATGGGTATAGTGAGGAGTAAGTATTATGGAAATTGCACAGAAGAGCACATTAGCAAAGTTACTAGCCGCAGAAAATATATCGGTTGAGCACCGTAAGGTCTCAACCGCGGCTTTTGACCTCAAATCTCGCAAGATCATCCTACC